ATAGACTTATCTATTGCACTCAGCTTATCTATCTCTGCTGGATACCAACTACTATCTAAGGCTTCCTTTGCAGAATAGTAATTCCTCTGTGCTTCAAGTATGTCTGAAGTATATCCTTCCACTAAGGATAGTTTAGCTATCTCTTCTTTATACCAGCTATTATCAAGTTCTGATTTAGCTTTATTGTAGGCTTCCTCAGCCTCAGCAAGAGATGTGATAGCTCCAGTAGTACCATTTATCTCATTTATAGTGTCTGTGTAACCATTATTGTTCAAGGCATACTCTGCATCAAACCAAATCTGACCAGCTAATATTAGATCCTCAGTAGCTTTCTTGGTTCCATTTACAGCATCTATTTCATCTTGATACCAGCTACTATCTAAGGCCTCTTTAGCTGTTTTATAAGCAGTAAAAGCCTGATCTAACGACACTACAGCATCACTCGTGATATCTGCTGCGTCCTTTATTAGATTTAGAGCATCTAATTGTTTGTCAGCAGCATCTAATTGAACATCACCAACATCTTTGAGATCATTAGTTATAGACTCAAATAATGTATTGTAATCATTTTCCCCAGAAGGTCCACTGCTGTAAGCACCAGCAAAATCAAGATACTGACTTGTAAACTCAGTGAGAGCAGATACAGCTCCAGAAACATCTTCAGGTGCTGCTGTCTTTGCATTGTTTAATAACTCAGCATATCTATCCTGAAAGTACTCTAACGATTGTACAGGTGCTTCTGTAGATCCTTTTAAATCTTTTATAAAGTCATCAATATCTTTAGCAGCCTGTCGTCTGGCATCAATAAGATCCTCTTCCTGCGTTACTAAAGACTCAAGTAATGACTTAGAATCATTATAGTTTGTGTTTAAGATATCTAACTCTTTTTCAAGTAGAGACAGGTAATTACTCTTTGCATCAGCTACATCATTTTCTAAGAGATCAACTTCCTGCTGCAATAATTCAAGATACTTAGTCTTAGCAGTATCAAGATTTGAGTTTAATATCTCTAACTCTTGGTTAAGGAGATCAAGATAATTACTCTTAGCAGAGTCTAATGCTCCTGTAAGAATATCTACTTCAGACTGTAACTTAGATAGGTATTCACTCTTTGCAGTATCATATTTTGATTCAGCATCTGCAAGAGCTGATGTTGCTGTAGCTAAACTTGCTGCTGCATCTTCTAAAAGATAAATACTATTTAACATTGCTTTTAGAGGTATTGCTGCTGCTCCATAAGCATCATCAAGTGCTTTAGCTTCAGCTAATCTGTCTTTAGCTATCAGAGACTGCAAACCATCTGTATCATCAAGCAATGTAAATAATCTGGTCTGGATATCATATTCACTCTGTGCATAATTGGCTATTGTATCAGCCACCATTTGAGCTTCATCAGCTATATCTTGCAACATCTCTGATACAGTAACACCAAAAGAATCTGCAAGTGCTTGTATTGTATCATTTGATGCAGTAGAAATAAAGTTTACAGCTTCTGTACTGTGCTGCTCACCAGGAGTTACACCATACTTATCAGCAAATGTAGTATTGAAAAGCTCTTGTTCTGTTATTCTCTTGGATGCTATAAGGATATTATTAACTCCATCAATGATGGTATCCGTGATATCTTTAAAAGCATCATCAACATCTTCAATGTAAGAATAATACTCATCAGCAGATTCTGATAACTTAAGCATTTCAATATATGCTTTCTTACCTGATTCTGTTGTTAAGTCAAGACCTTCTACAACATCCCTGTACATCTCTCTTGTATTTGGTAAATCAATCTCAAAATCTTTAAGAGACTCCGTGAGGTATTCACCAATATCTACTTGTTTTTCTTCGTCAGAAAAGAATGAATCATAGTAATTACTTGCTGCTTCAGAGAATGCCTCAAGGCCACCAGCAATGTCTAAAAGTCCTTGGGAGAATGCGATAGCTTCTGATGGGATATCGGCATCTTTAAAAGCATTACCAAGTTTATCTAACGTATCTATTACTATAATCTTTTCAGTAACAACCCTGATAGCTGTTTCAAACAACCCTTCACCAACTTCCTGATACTTATTGATTAACTCACCAAATAGATCAGAAGCTACAGTATCTGATACCTTACTTATAGCAGCATTAAGAGCATCACTTATCTCTTCATCAGTCTCAAGGTTCTTTAGGTCAATCTTACCTATCTCAACCTTATAAGCATTTATTTCATCTGAGCTGATGCCTATTTCTTTACCTATATCAACGATGGTGGTAGCTAAACCTTCAAATATCTTATTAAAGATTCTTGTTGACTCTTCAGCTAATTCACCATATTGAGTAAACAGATCAGTTTCATTTTTACCAATCCAACCACCATCAGTATCTACCTGTACATCCGCATATGTCCTTGGCCCTGCTCCCCAACCTGCAAGCAGAGAAGCTATTGTAGGATCAGATCCTTCTATACCTTGGGCATTGACAGATGTTTCTGTTCCACCACCAATAACTTTACCAATAAAATGACCTGCGGTTTTAGTAACCCAATCACCTATACCACTAAAAATACCATCCTCAAATATGCTGATTGATGCTAAGAAGCCTGTGGTTGCTAAGTCTAAAGATTTAGTAAACTTTGCCTCTATCTCACCGATAGCCCCACCTATTGTTATCCCCATATCCTTAGGATCAAAACCTACACCCTCTCTAAAGATATTGCTTACCAAACCAGAAATATTAGAGTTCAAATCTTTCATCTCTGAATAAATACCTTGTAGTTCATGGTACTCATCAGCATGTATCTCATCTAACATCTCTACTATATTACTTACTGATTCACTCTCGACACCTGAGTTTCCTAACACTGTGCCAACTTGGTTAGTAGCCTTAATAGGTGTAGAAGCTGATCCGCTACCACCACCACTTGAGCCACTGAAAGAAACCCCTATCATTGCAAGTAAACTACCTACTGTAGCAGCCATAGCAGCTATTCTTGCAAATGCAGTATAAGGATCTCCTTGGCCCTGCCCAAGTACGGCAGCAACGCCCTCGGTGAGAGCCACCTTAGCATTCATAGCCATCTCAATAGCAGCAAATCCCATTTGTAGATTATGAAGAGCTGTTCTTTCTTTAGAGTCCTCAGCAGTCAAACTTGATAATGTACCAAACAGATTCTGATAGGCACTTAACGTCTTTAAAGGTGCATCAGCCTCAGCTTTGTTGGCTTCTGCAAGCACCTTAGCCCTTAGCTTTACATCATCAATTTTGGAGGCTTCTAACCTCAAATCAAGGATATGTTGTTGTGCTTCAGCTTGCTCTTTAAGCATTTCTGTGATAGCCATGCCACCTTTAAGCATAGCATCAGCTTCATAGTTACCTGACTCAAAATTAGCCATAGAGTCCGTAAAGGAGTATTGTAACTCTTTAAGTTTCTCTATGATCTTTATTGATTTGGTGAGTTCCTTTGTGTATGTCTTGGTATCATCAATGAGTCTTTGATAAGGGTCAATTATTGGTGTGCCATATTGTTCTTGTAATTTTTCTTGTTCTTCTTTAGCTTCCTGAATCTTATTCTTTAGATTCTCTAACCGTTCTGCTGCACCATCATACCCTTGCAATACTGCTTCATCTAACTCAGGCAAAAACTCTTTCATATCAGCTTGCCAACCAGATAATTTACTAATCCTGGTGTAAGCCTTTTCAGCTTCCTTTTGAAGATCCTTCATATTAGCTGTCAATGTAGGTACAGGATCTTTTATAGGTTTAGCATAGTTCTTATAGAATGCCTCATGAGCATCGTCAGCTTCTTTTATCTTAGCTTTTAACTCTTTTAACATTGGGATAGCTAAAGCTGATCCAGAGTTTGCAAGTGCTTCCATATCAGGTAAAAATGACTTTAGTTCTACACCTTTAGCATCAGACTTCTTGATATCCTTTAAGGCACCTTTTAATTCCTTAGCACCTCTTACCATGTCACCAACTTCAACTGACATTGAAGCACTTGTATTACCAAAGTTATTCTCTAACTCTTTAGCTGCATTAGAACTTTTAAGAAGTTCAGCATTCATTTGTTCAAGTAACTTAATGGCTTCTGGATTACCTTGGTCTGCTGCTTCTTGAACATCAGGTAATGAACTCTTTAATCTTTCACCAGCAGCTACTTGAGCTTTTAGAGAACTTTCTCTGGCAGCATTGAGTTTACTGGTAGCAGATATTTCTCTGTTGATATCAGCAAGGATGTCTTTCTTACCAGTACCAAGGATTTTATCAAGTTTTGTTTGATCTTTTACTAAATCCCTAATAGTAGCTTCAGCTTTAATGCCTTCATTTCTAAGGTTATTCAGCTTTTCCATAGAAGCTGTAGATACTGGCTTACCACCAGACTTTGCATTCTCTATTACCTCATTTGCTTGTTTACCTACCTTAATTGATTCTAATAGAGCAACTTTTTGAACTGCAAATAGCTTTTCGGTAGCAGCTCTTTTCTTATCTATCTCTATGGCAGCTTCAGCGGTTGTCTCAATAGCTAACTTTTCTGCTCTGTTTATCTCTGCTATCGTCTTAGGGATCTTTGTATTAGCAGTAGCAAGTTTCTCAATTTCGACTACCTGTTGTTTCAATGCCTCAATTTCTTCTATAGGTTTACCCATGCGTTCTTTAACAGTAATTGCGGTTTTTAACTTCTCTATAATATCATAAGCATTGCTCAGATCTTTATCGAACTTTTTAGGATCACCAATGATCTTACTAAGCAGCTCAGGGTTCTTACCAGCAGCTTCAAGATTTCTAAGATTAACCTGTAACTGCCTTAGAGATGAATTATTGAGGGAATCAATAACTTCCTTACCTGCACCAAATGTATTAGAAAGCCACTTCTCAGCAGCGCCTGTAGCATAGTAAGCTCCTAAAAGGCCCATAATAACTAAGTTTGATTTCAGAGCGAGATTAAAGCCTACTGTAGCAGCCTCTGCAAATTTAAGCCCTTTTGTAGCTACTGCCAATTCAGCACTCAAGGCTGCAAATCCACCTATCATGCCTGAAGCAGCTCTTCCGACACCTATCAGGCCTAATATCACCAACAACTCTTTACCAACACTTAAAAGATCATTTGTAAAGGATACAAAGTCAACTTCATTAACAGCTTTTGATAGAGAGCCTAAAGCACCAATTAGTTTACTGCTTGCTCCGGTGGCTTCGTCCAAGGTTCCAATAGCTTTAGTTATGTTGGTTCTAAGATTAGTAAATGCTTGACCTACAGTGACTTCTACTTTGGCATATGCAGCTTCTAACTCTGTACCTTGGCTTAGTAAAGCAGTAGCAAGTGTCTTACTTGTTAAAGCACCAGCAAGAACTAAGTTTCTTACCTCAGCAGTGGATATTCCTAAAGCATCTGCTACAGCCTTAGCAATAGCAGGAGTTCCCTCCATGATACTGTTCCACTCTTCAGCTCTTACAATACCTTGACCAAAAGCTTGTGATAACTGGATAAGGCTACCTCTTGCCTCAAGAGCTGTTGTACTGGTAACACCAAGAGCTAATCCAACATTCTTGATTACAGTGAGTATTTCACTCTGAGATACACCAAGAGCTTTCTGTGCGATACTAAGTCTATTATAAAGTGTTGCTTGTGCTGACAAATCAGTTCTTGTAGCAAGAGATATATCAACCAATTTTTGTCTAACAGAAACAAGTTCTTGCTCTGATGTAGTTGCTAATCTAACTAAACTTGTGATCTTTTTCCAAGAATCAGAATACTCTATTAACTCCCTTACACCAAGACTCGCTGTCAATGCTGCTACAGCATTCCTAAGCATATTAACACCAATAATAGAGCTACTCATACTACCACTAAAAGAACTTGATGTAGATCCAGCCTTCTTAGCAGTTGCTTCATACTGGCTTAATGTTTGTGATGTCTTAGCAATAGCTGATGCTTGAGTGTTTAATGATGCAGTAAGAGCTGCTGTAGATATAGCCAAACCTTTTATAACAGAAGATAGTGAACTGCCTTTTATACTACCAAGAGCAGTATTGAACTTAGATAAATCACTCACCATATCTGATATGTTAATACCACTGATTGTCTTGAGTCCACTGGCAATAGAGGAAAGACCTGTGCTTATCTTAACAAAATCTCTCTTCTGCAAGTATGACATACTTGTTGATAATGATGATATATCATTCGATGATTTAGTTATATCTACTCTTCCTATAGCTCCAAGAGTAGCATTTAATGTGTTAATACCAGTAGATGATTTACTAAAGTCAATCTTATCTAACTTAGCTATAGACTTGCTTAAACCATCAATATCTTTTGTTATATTACTAAAAGAAATGCCTCCAATATTTGATAGTCCAGTACTAAGACCATTAATACCAGAGGCAATATTTGCAAAGTTAATGTTCCCGAATTTTGTTATAACTTCTTGGAACTTATCAAGGTTTTTAATTATTGTATTTAGGTTGGTTGATTGAATACCTTTCAGACTGTTGTTGAACTGATCAAAAAGGGAGAATGTCTTACTGACGCTTGAGTCTAAGGATTGGAGTTCACCTTTAATAGTCTTAACACCAGCAGAGACTCCATCACCATTAACTCTTACTGCAATCTCACTCATACTACACCTCTTGACTATCTCTTTGGTGTTTTGTTAGTCGATGGCTCACTCTTATGTTTACCTGTTACCTTATTACGTTCTTCCGAGACATATTCAAGGTATGTTCCATCCATAGCTCTAATGACCATTTGAAGATCATCATAGTTTAATCCAAACTCTTTAGCATAGTAAATAATCTTACTACCAGGGATTGGCCCCATCTCTACTAATCTTTCAGTAGATAACTCCCAAAACAAATCCCAATATAAAGTGTTTAGATCATCTAACTCTGGAACATCCTCAAATTCAGGAGGAAGGGGCCGTAAAGGATTCTCTTCAATGCCTTGCTTGATAGTCCTATACGCTTTCCCCTTCCTCAATTGCCAAGAAAGAACTTCAATTAGTTTTTTACTACTTCTTCCTTAATGTAATTATCTTTATTAGATGACTGCTTAAGTATATCAAGCTGTAGCTCCTCAAACCCAGAAAATGTCTTTAGCATATTCTCAAAGGTAGGCTCTACAACTTCACCAGTATCTATATCGAATAGACCAGGTTTCCACTGATCATTATCTTCATCCCAAATCTCCCATCCACGAATAAGCCCTTTAACATAAAGCTCATTCAAGATGACAGCAGCCTTCTCATTACCCATACGTTTAAAACTTGCTGCATTGTGTTTCTTGCTTACTTTAAGAGCCTCTTTACTGTAGAGAGTGTTCTTACCACCCTGCCTTGCTACACGCACTCTAAACAAGCCATAATCAGCCCAAATACCATCCTCCTCCATACACTCATCCATGTCGAACATGGCGTAAGGATTCTTCTTTTCTTTCTTCTCTTTAGTTACTTCGTTTGTTACTGCTGCATCTGCTTCTGAATAATTAGTATTTTCTTCCATGGTAAATCTCCTGCATAATTTAAATTGTTTTTATGAGATCGGGGTGAGATTGGTTGGTAAGCTGATACCCCGATAATACCAACTTACCAACCATTTGACGCTATGTACTACATTGACTATCTAATTCGGGAAAGAACATTTTTAACCACTGTTTATAACTGTTATTCTATAACTGTTATTTTATAACCGTTCGGTTAAATTTATTAAGCCTTTTAAACTATGGTCTAAACCTATTAGTCTATAAACTAAGCTGCTGGCAAGTAAGGATAATGCGTGATACCAATAGAGAAACCAAAGAAAGTATCTTCAATAGCATTACTTGATATAGCAAGGGTAATACTCTCATTCCTTGGGAAACTCTTATCTGCTCCACCAAGAGTCATTGCTGGAATGTTATAATGAATTGCACCATCAGAATTCCTCGTAGAGAAATCAAGGGATACAGTCTCATTACCACGTACAGCAGCTATTACTCTGGGATCTGTAAAGATAACATTTGTACTTCCAGTAATCTCAAGAGATCCAACATTAACAAAAGCAGCTCCAAGAACACCAATGACTTTACGAGATGCTACATTGTTGTTTATTGTAAGGTCAAGTGAATCAAAGAAAGTAGTAAGACCAGTCTCATCATACTTTGTAACCCTAAGTCTTGTAAAGTCAGAAGTAGTGTTAAAAGCAGTTGTTTTAGACGGTGTAAGGTATGTTGCTGTTACTCTGGTCTGTGTTGCTGCTGGGGTATCCAGTCCAACAAAGGATGTTGATATGGTAGCAAGAGACTGTCCAGGCCATGAATAAGTAAAGCTGTTGGCATAGTTACCTTTAGGATACTCATACCAAGTTTCATCTGAATCATCACCAAGGTTTGCATAAGTAGCTTCAAACGTATATGTCTCAGTAATAAAGTTAGCACTGTTAACAGGAACATCTCTAAGAAAAGATCCAATATAAATCTGGATTGTCTTACCAACACCTGTATCAGCAACAAAGGTAGTCATCTTATTATCAAGGGTAATCTTATTAGCTTCAATGAGTCTTACCCTTGCTTCACCTTTATCTGCTGCTGTAGCAAAGTAAGTATTAGTATCAGATCCACCGATAGAAATATACTGACCAACCTGAAGACCAAGAGTGGTAAAGTTAAGTGTAGTTGATGTTAGATTTCCTGAGGCATCAATCTTAAGATCACCAGAAGCACCCTGAAATCCTACAAGGTCTACCTCAGCAGCAGCCGGGGGGGATGTTTCAGTAGTAAGGCCTGATGTCTTTATCTCACCTGCTGTAGAACTCGCTCCAACTAACTTGAGACCATTATTAGCAGAATTAAGAAAACCTCTTGCAAAGATAATAGCTGACTGAGTAAGCGCACCACCAGATGGAACAGTATAACCTGTTGCTGTTACTCCGGTAGGTTTAAAGTGTGGTTGCTGATACCACTTTGAATAAAGAACTCCCTGACTAAAGTCAAGGAAAGCATCAATGGTAAGATCCATGGGAAGTTCTACTGCTGAGTCAAGATCAGTTACTGATCCTTTCTTCTGACCCCTGGATGTTGAAATAGGGTTACGTGCTGCTGTAGTGATTGTGGCTCCAAGGGAGCTTATATCATTTACTTCTAAACTTTTAAAAACAGGTGATGCTGGTAGTACTCCCGGTGTTTCTTCTATACAATAGGAGACTACGGTGGTGTTGGTCCCACTTGCCATAATGTAATAATTCCAGTTAGTTATATGTTATTGTTTTTGTGCTTGTCTATTTTACTTCATCAACTCGAAATTCAATACTGGTGTTGAACATAAAAGAATCACCAGAAATTATCCCAGGTTTATAGAGACCGTTAAAGAACCAAGCTTCACCTAATCGTTCGCCTTCAAATAACTCAAGCAGCTTCTCACAGATCTCGGCACCATTGAAAGATGACGAGTATATTGGTATGAAAACTTGAAAGAAAATCATGCCAATCCTTTTGAATCTCCTTTCACCTTTCCTGCCAACAGTAGTTCCTACAGGAACATTCTGCTTTAAACTATATCTCATCCAAACACCATCCTCAGGGGGGATAGAATTTTCGTTCTCAAAGGATATTGGTGGGAGAAAAGATATATTTTCCATTAGGTAAAGCCTAACCATATCATCTAATTCTAATATATTCAGATTATTTTACCTCCTACTGTATAAGATTATGTTCCCTTAAATATTCGTATGCTGAACTTGAGCTATTACAATTCGGGTACCCGTACTTGATTTCCGCTTCCCACCTGGCCCTTACGGCATCATCAAAAGATTCAAAATAGCCTAAGTATTTATTACTGCCTGATGCGCGTATTGCGGCACGCCATTTATTTTTCTCTTTATCCCAAGAGACACCTGTAACTCCAGAAGTATTAGCAATTCTAATAGAAGCATTCCTTAAATTACATGATTGGCTAACCTCTCTCAAATTACACCATCTATTATCATCTCTTATTCTATTAATGTGATCTACATTATTCTCTGGTATATATCCATCCACATATAGAAAAGCTAAGCGGTGTGCCAGGTATAGCTTTTTATCTATAGCTATTTGTATATATCCTGCTGAATGAGCAGTACCAGCAACTTTTCCTTTCTTGGCGTTACCACCTCTACTTTTAACTCTACCTTTAACCCAAGTAAAAATACCTGTCTCAGGATTATAATGTAATAATTCTTTTAAGCGACCTTGTGTTAATGAAAGTTCTCTTTTTTCCATAATATCTCCTTTAAGATTAATGTTGTATTTCTAAACATTATATCATAAAAAGGATTTTATAACAATTGTTAAATCATTTTACTCTCTTGACTCACTATACTGCTTACCCATCTCAATAAAGTTACCTGGATTCTGAGTAGATGATCCACCATCCAGGTCTTCAATCCAAGGGTTGTTATTACAGATGAATATACTCCTAATCTCTGTCATGTCTTTAATTGATTTTAACTCTGTAATAGAGTCATTTTGTCTTGCTTGAGCTACACTTGCACCAATAAATGTGCTTGGTTCGCCAACAGAATTTCTTGTGGGATCATTTATACTCACATGCCAAGAATTAGATGTATATCCTGTAAGTATAGGAGTTCCACGAGGAGGCTCTGATGTAACATACTCAAGGAAATCTAAAGCATGTTGCTTATATCTTTCACTTATAGCCTCCTTAACGTTACTAAATTCCTTATCAAGTTCAGCTTTGAATCCTGTAAATGTATTTGCCACATTCCTCCATTGCTTGTAATGACTCCGTTAACTTCTTAATTGAAGCTCATAGTAAATAGTCTTATCACCAACATCATACTTAATGATATTAACAATAGAGTAGCTATTAGTTCCATCAGATATCTTATCTGTTTTATCAGAAGAGAAAGTAATACCATTACCAGAGACATATAGAGGAATATCAGTTATCTTAATAAGGCCATCACTATTTACAAGTCGTCTATCATAAGTAGATGCAAAGCCTGTGATTGCATAGTTAGTATTGATGGTGACATAGCCCTTTGTTGGTCGAGCAGGGTCTATCAACACATCAGTCTTAGTACTTCTTGTGAGTGTGTATGGCTTACCAAACTTAGCTATAAGACTTAGGAAATTAGACTGCATCTTTGTGTTATTAAACATATCCTGATCCTATTGTACTATCTTGACCATCAAAGATATCAATCTCATCCCCAGGGCTTATTAAGATATCAAAGTATTTCCTGGTAGCTAATGTGTATCCAATGTCTCTGGCTATAATAGGCAGCTCAAACTTAATCCAAGAAGGCCATGGGTTTTTTGAATAAGACTCTTTAAAGTAATTGATTTCTAATGGTCCAAGTTTCTCTTTACTCTTAGATTCAGAGGATGTAGCAGAGAAGTTACTACTGTTTTTATTTGCTGTTATCTCTAAGCATCTATAAAGTACTTCTGAATACTTAGCAGTATCATCACCAACTCTTCCTATGATAATTTCATTAAGTCTTTCAATGTCAGTATCTGAAACCATATTGCTACTTAGAATCCAGAACTTAACATCACTGACTAATGTAGCTCTATTTATCTCTGCCATAACCTCCTTCTCCCACATCTTGGATATTGGAGAGGTTACTAAGTATAAGCCAACCCCTCCTTATATTAACTAAACATATCTATTAAGTATTAATCAATGCTCTTATCAACTCAGGACGTTTGTTAAAAAGCAAAAAGTTCGACTCATATACTGTCGTTATACCATTGAATTCATCAGAAGTAGTCCAAGAGTACATAGGAAGCCCAGGAGTATTAACATAGGTCTGTGTAATAGCTGGGGCATAAGCCTTACCAAGCCACCCACCAGATCCTAAAGGCATCAGATAGCTATCAGTATCAGCTATCAACTTTGTGCCCCCAATAATGGAAGCTCCGTAGTTAATATAGAGAATACCATCCTTAGCACCTACAAAGTTATCATACATATATGCTGTTCCATCCATTGCAGATGAAGGAATAGGCATACTTGCAGGATCGAGTGAACTTCTAAGTTCTCTCACAATACCAAGATCACCTTCAAGTTCGTACCTCTGATTAAAGAAAGTATCACCACAAATACACATATAACCTGTGGCAGTCATTCCTGCTCTCATTAGAGACTGCTGGAGCAGATGTTTCTGAATCCTAAATAGAGAAGCATGATCAACAGCCTCATCAAGATTCATTGCAGTCTTTGCTCCTCGTGCTTCTCCCATAAGTTCAGTGTAGAAGTTATACTCAGTAAAAGGTCCACCTCTGATAATATTGGTATCGAGGGTGATCATCTGTGCAAGAGCAAGCTCATCAAGAAGGCCAAAAGAGTTCTCTGCTTTCTGTGTCATCATATCAACTACATAACTTGCATCCATCATCTCAGTAGAGTGAGGTTTCCTCTTATTCATATAGTCAAGAGGAGAAGCATTCCATCGAATACCAAAAGAAGGAATAGTGTAGTACTTAGAGCTGTATCCATCTTTGGTAATGTCCTTACCTTTTCCAGAGTAAGGCTTACCATCAGGTAGTGTCTCAGAGTTAGCTGTTACATCAAACATTACTGCATTTGTAGTAACGCTCTCTGTGTCGATAGAACCACCAAGGAGAGCAGTAAGGAGGTTAGGCTTTACCCTCATGTTATCAAGACCAGGAGTAAGGTCAATGAAAGCATTTGGATTCCCAGGCATAGTAGTCATTGCTTTAGTAAACTCAAAAGAAGGTAGTTCAGTTCCTGTAATACGCATGTGTATATGTTTCCTTTATTGTATTGTAATTAGAGAAGGGTAAATAATTAAGATATGTAAGTTGATACTACATCAGTGGAACTTGCTACAAAAGATATACCCTGTTTAGCAAGAGCAGCCTTGAAGGATGCAATATCAGCAGCATCAATACCAGAAGTCTCCAACCCATCATCAGCAAGAGATGCAGCACCTCTGTAGATAGCAGTAAGTTTCTGAGAGGTAGCTGATACTGTTACATCAGCAGCATTAAAGCCAGTACCTTCTGCTGTTCCTACAGTAACACAAATAGTAGACTGGTTAGGCAGAGGAGAAAGAACAGAAGGACTAAAAGGGACTCTTGCAATCCAAGCCTGATCACCAGTCTCTACTACAGTACCACCAACATTAAGAGGCCATGTAGGCTCAGTAGCAGCAGATGTATCAGAGTTAGTTGCGACATACTCAAGACCATTACGAGTAGTTGGAACTACTACAGCACCTTTAGTATATGCTTTAGAGGCTTCCCAAGCAGTTCTTGTAGCCAAAGGATAGAAGAATGTACCAGCAGCATTAAGCTCAAGCATTGTTCCAATAGGATCAATAGTGGCACTACCTTTAACATTTACAGTTGCAAAGCAAAAATCTACACCTGCATCATTCTGATAAGTATCTACACCTTTAACAAGTTCAGAGTACATTTTACGACTTGTAGAGTTTGTAACGGCTGGCATATTATTTAGTCTCCTTAATCTTTACAGCATTTCTTTTGGCGGTGGACTCTGCGAGTTTTTCAACGAGAGTTTTCTCTACAGGAACATTAGTATCTTTCTCAATCTCATTCTTGGATGTCTCATCCTCAAAGCCAGCTTCTTTATCAAGCAGTTTAGCAAGAGGATTCTCAACTACAGCAGGAACTACTACAGCTTTAGCAACAACCTTAGACTGAGCAACCTCAAAAGCCTTTACAAGAAGTTCTCTATTCTCTGTAGGAATATCTGCAAGGATCTCAGCTACAGCAGTACATACATCATCAGAAAAGCCAAAGTCTTTAATAAGACCTTTTGAAATTAGAATATTATTTGTTTTCTTAAGCTCTGCCATTTCTTTGGTCAGCAAAGCCATCTGAGCTGCTACTTTTTCATCCATGTGATCGTTTTCCTTAATAGTTTTATTGTTTGTTTTGTTAGTAGGTTTGATTGTGTTATCAACAGAGCCTTCTACAGGCCATTCCCCAATGGCTTTAAGAATCTCTACTTCCTCTTCTGTAAGGGCCACTGACTTAAGAGCCTTATCACTATTCATAGACTTAAGCATGAAAGGTGTATTCATTAGACTTGCTGCTCCAAGGCCAGATGTCATAGCAATATGCGGCCCAAGAGACCCATCAGTCTCTTCAAAGTCAAAGTGTACCTCTTCAAGATACCTCTTTATCTTTGGTCTTTTTATTGTTTGTACTTTTAGCTTATCAAGGTCACTCATCAGATTATCACCTCATCCACGTCATCTTTAACATCAACCACTTTCATAGCTACAGCACCAACACTTGGCCCCATAATCTTACCTGATTTCCTGAGTTCCCAAGCTGCTTCATTAAGATAATGAGTAACAAGTACTGGCTGACCCTTCATGATCTCTACAGCATTTATATATGCTGTAGGCCAAGGATTTACAAAAGCTTCAATAAACTCAAAAGACTTTGTTTCTATCTTATGAAAGAGAACAGGCTTTAGTGTCTTGTTTTTGATTCCTTTGTTTACTGACTCAACCATCTTTATGATAGTCTCTTCACTCATAGCCTCCCCATCAGAGTCAGCTACACAAGGGCCACAATACAAAGGGTCATAAGAAATTTGCAACATCTCGTTAAACTTCTCTATTCTATGAACACCTGAGTTATCCTTTTTAAAGGCTTTGATGCTTGCTGATACGTTAGTATCACTTGATGATGTAAGGCTCTTAAAACCATCTTTAATCGCTTCTACAATGGTCTTTGTAATTGATTTGTCTACCTCTTTATCCATATCGGATACTTCAGTGTAAACACTCTCTCTAACTACCTTGATAGGCTCTTCATTACCAAGAGTAACATTAACTCCATCCATGGAATAACTTAGCTTTAATGTCTCTTCATAAGAACCACCATCAGAGTAATCATTAACTTCAAAGTAGACATGAGTGTCATCAAAGTCTGTTACATAACAATACTTCTGATCTTCATTGAACTTATCTTTTATAGCTTGACTTATATACTCTCTCTTATCGTTATATGTTGCTTTGAAAAGAGATGTTCTGCTATCTTTAACTTTAGGTTTCAATTAGTCTCCTGTTATTCATCAAGTTCACCTGCATATAATCCAGTAGCTGTATCAATTAAAGCATTACCATCTCTCACATAGAATCTTACCTTTTCAGATTTATTAGCTGTGTTAGATATAGAGGCATCACCACCATTTTTATCCCCTACTGATGTGCTTGTACCCTCCCCGGCAGAAACCATTCCATCACCAGCTCTGCTTGTACTTTCTCCAGAGAAGTCAAGTTTATCAATACCCTCAGTATCAATACCAAGTTTATTATAGAACCACTTTAAAGACTCAGGTGTCATAGCTGAAACGCTCTTTATTCTTTGTATGGCTGAGGATGCTGAGTTTAGGTCAAGTTCGGAAGGGTCTCTTGGTTCAAACACAGGATAATCATCCCAATTAAGAGTTTGATCAGCACCATTAATCTCGAGCATTCTTTTACCAAGTTGATAATTTATTACATTACATTTCTGGAGTAAGTTATTCTCTACAGCTAAACCATGCATACTTGTAATACTGGTAGATAAGGCGTAACTTCCTGTTTCACCTTGCCCTAAGAGAATAGCAGATGTAAGGAAGGTATTATAGATTGACTTGTTTCTACGATCTACAATCTCAGAGGTACTGAAACTTTGAGCTTGATTACCCTCAACACCTAAGAACTTAATATCGTAGAGAGGTGTTTTTGTAACTTCATCAACATCTGATGTCATAACCATAAAGCTATTCTTAGCTGAGTGTAAATCCGATGCGTCACGTTGTAGAGCCATATACTCTAAAGTAGCTTCTGGATACCTACCTTCAGGATCATTAGCCTTTTCTATCAATTCACCAGGAATACGAAGCAGAAGGAGGCCACCAAGCCCTTTAGTTGTACCTATTATCTCATACTTCTCAATTAGTTTTTTCTCGCACCAAGCATTATAACAATGCATCAAAGGAGAATCACCCTGGGGATTATTATTAGTGCTATTGTAAGTAAAATGAAGTAGCTGATCTTTCTTTATGAACGGATAACCCATATCATAATACTTAGCAGCAGATAGCAGATTAAGATTCCCCATGTACTTTGACTTAGACGAAGTAGGCGTTTTCTGAACGAGGTTTCTCTTCTGTATAAATCCTTGAAACTCACGCATCTCCTTGTCCCACACCCATCCATAGACACTCTTCTGGTCCCTGGGGGCTAACTTCTTGATTACTCTGTTGCCTCTATATGGGCCACTCTTAGCTACCTCGGTGACAAGGTTAAGCATAGAGTATCCATACTTAAGGTCAGTAGCTGCATTGATACAGAAATCTAACCAAGTACCATAAGACATTGATCTAATACAATGATTTAAGAAGTCTGCTGCAATCTTTGACTTGCCACTCTTGCTATTGCCAGGAACGAATTGACCAGTGTGTAAAGCATTTACAACCAACATATTAGTAAACTCAATACTATTGCTCACTGCATCATCCTGACACATAATATCAAAAGTATAGAGTCTCCTTTCAGGAGTAAGTTCAGTTCGTCTACTATCTTGAATAAAGTTATTACTTGTTATGATTCCTGGTTGGCCTACTTCTGTAGCACCAGAGAGTTTATTTCTTTGTTTGTTGATGTATGATTTTTCTATAGGTGTTGTTTTGTTTACTTCAAGAACTGTTTTCTTAAGGGCCATGTTATGTATTCTCCTTTAGAGTCTCTATAGTATAGATCCTCTATAAGAGCAAATCAGTAGGTTTATCTTCAGGAGTTCCTTCTGGTTCAGATATCTCAGGAGCAAATGATATTGGCTGTTCAGCTATTGCTACTTCAGTTATTACTGGCTCAGTTATGACTGGTTCAACTGTAGTTGGTTCCGACACTATTTCAGACTCAGTGAAGAGTTCTGATCCAGACTTATAAGGAGTTTTCTTTTCCTTTTTCTTTCTTACAACACCAGATTCAGCCTCTTTAGCTGCAACACCTTCAACAACATCCCTTAGGAACTTCTTAAATTTCATAGGTGTCTTGCATAGTTCAGGATCATACTCAATACCGTGTTCTTTAGCAAAGGCTTCATACTCAACAACCTTGGTCATCTCATTTATCTTATCATGAGTAATCTCAATGCAATCCCTAACCATCATTACTTGGAACTTACCTAATGAGATAACAGCCTGTTCAGCTCTGCTATTGTCTTTATTATCAGAGGCTCTCCAACCATCAGCATATAGATTATTTAGTTTATTCCAGAGTATCTTTACACTCTGCGGTCTAAAGTCCTTCCAGACTATTAATTGTTTTTCTTGTATCATATTTTCCTTTTGGTTATGCTTATTTGTAGATATAAAACCTTAATTGAAGTGCAGGACTGTTTTAGCGAGTCCAGCACCTGTTCTTGACTCAAGCAAATGCCCAATCTCACAGAAGTGTTTATCTGATGCAAATGGAGATGTCGGAGATAACTCACTCAATGCCTGCCCCTGGACATAGCCAACATCTCCAGTTATGAAAATCCTTGATAAATGTCCCATAGTAGTTGACCCTATGTAATAAACATATGCAATACCAGAGACTACCACCCAAGCTTCTGATCCATCTGGAGTACCAGATTCATAGAACACTCCAATAGCATCTGCTGTATTAATAATTGCCTTTGTTACAGATCCTGATACTATAGTTCCTGCTCTGAGAACATTACCTCTTATAGAGTCTCCACCAGTCTTGTTGATGAGCTTAACTATTAAGCCACCATCACGGGAAAGACCTACCTTGCTATTTCTTAGATTAGTTGGTGAAGACATGAACGTAAACATAATTAAGAAAACTCCTCATCCATCTACGATACAAGAAAAAGCATCTGTAATACACCAGTACCTTTAGCGTAGAATAGTGTTGGGTTAATGTCATCTGCCCTCTTATCAAAATCACTATTGATTGGACTCGTATAACCATCTTGACTAAACTTAAAAAATGCTGTATCAGTAGAGTTAAGTTTCATTTCCCAATCTGAGTTATCCTGTGTATTTACTATATAAGAATCGAATCTTAGATTAGCAGGGACTGTTACAGCAACAAAAGAACTTGTAAGCTGCTGGTTGATGATAAGAGCTGGTTTAGTTGTAACTTTTGATGTTGATGATATCATGCTAATCCTTATTGTTTATTACTCCATTGTTGCCAGAGCAATGACGGCTCTATGTCATTGTGGAGAGTAATGTACTCGACAACGTATTAGAATTTGTCTGATTACGGCATACTATTCGGGTAGTTTTCTTCTGGGAAATGTAGTTGAAGGCTGTGGCTGTACAGTCAGCAAAATCATCTTTTTTCTGTCTTGTACTTCTTTCCCCATCAAACCCTTCGAGTTCGCTATAAAATGCATCAAGTGTTTTTCTATCAAAAGAACTTTCTACAATAGATACCATTTGGTTTTGACATGCTGCTGAGAACGGCTCAAACTTCTTTAATTTCCCTGTAGTCGGAGAACTCATATCTTTTCTTACAATAAAACCTTCTGCCATGAGATCCTTAGCACTTTGTAAGAATTCTGACTTGCCACCAGATCCAGGATCTTGAGGGAGAATTATTTGGCAGTTATCACCATCATGTATAGCCTGATCGAGTATTATCTTTTCCCTCTCTCCAGGTCTTCTTCTAAACCTACCAAATGTCTCAGTCCCTTTATCGTAGTTAGAGCTGCAATGGTTCCCAAAGATAACTATATCCCCGTTTGCTGTTTTACCCATACCACAACATGCGGAAAAGTCAGGGAACTTACGGTCTGAATCATTCTCTTCGGATGCTGCCTTATCCCAAGCTCTGACACGAGATACGAGCCTCGGGAATGTATCTAACTTATTAAGCCAATCTCTTTGAAAGTAATTAGATCCCTCTGGACGAAGGTTCCAGTTCATGATATTCAATGAAGGTCGTTAATCCTCACCAGCAGCTTTACCTGCATCTATATGTTTCCATATAGTTTGGACTATATCATCATCCATTTAGGATGCTATGCGCTTCCACCCACTTGGGTGTACTTCCTTTCGGAATAGTCTCTGCACAAAATTACCAAGAATATAATTTAGAAATTTCAGTAAATGTTTTTCTATTTTTGATATTGCCAACCTTTTTTCTATTAACACCTGTATCTCTTGATACCTGTAAGACTTTACCACCATCTTGTAGCATCTTACATATCTCAATTACCTTCTCAGGTGACATTCTGTCTTCCTTGATATATGATATATTGTAAAGTTTTCTTATGTGTGACCATTTATCACATTCATTAGTCTTTATAAAGCCGATATATCTTCTATCAAATCCGGTCATTTTAGCAACATCAATCTCTCTATACCCCTCAACAAATAATCTACATATATTGTGGATATCATCTTCTGTTAATTCTCTTATTCTTTTAGAGAGTGTAGTAACATCATACGGGTTACAAATTGTTTTACTCTTAACATCAGCATTTAGATGTGGTGTATTATTCTTTCCAAATGTCTCCTCAACATCATACGCATATTGTGTATTATCACCAGGAGTGACCCACTCTAAGTTTTTGTAATGATTATTTGTTGTTGGCTTTTGCTTATGATTGATTACCAAACCGTCTTTAAAACCCTTTAGGTAACACCATCCTACTAACCTATGGGTAAAAAACTCTTTGACAACTCCTGCGTCACTTGTCAGACCAACTACATGATAACCATTAGAAATGCACCCAAGTAGAAATCTATTGGACTTAAAACTATATACGTTTCCATCCTCTGATACTGAATAACAACTGTAACCTAAAAAATCTAAATTCTTCATATTCTCTCCTACTACATTCGGATTAATTTTGCTCAGGATTGTCTTCAGCATTACCTGTTAAGAGTTTCCCTGAATTCACATAGTTTTCGATAATCATTACTGATTAAAGCGGCAACTGTTTTTACCGTAGAGTAACCTTGCTTTATCAACCTTGTTTAATGCTTTTAGTGATGCGAGATACCTCGGATTATCTCTCATAGCAATTTTATTATCTCTAATCGTACTTGAGATAAATGTAAAGGTCATAGGATCACATGGTTCAAACTCCCCATCAGGACCAGTACTATCATACTGTTCGTGTAATTCCTCAGCAGTATTTGCCCACAGAAACTTCCCATCAATTCTTATGAAGTACCTTAGTACACCTTCTCTTTCTGGGCTGGGAAAACCATTCTCATCAATCCACCAATCTATAATTTCTCTTAAATAATGGTCGGGGTCCGGGTTTGCGGATAGGAGTAACCTTGAGTTATACTTAGATGTACTCCTCATACGGGACATCATATATTCAAGCTGGGGCCATGTGAATTGGCACGCCTCGTCTGCGGCCAGGACCGTGAATTCTGCCCCTTGAATGTTCTCTTTATCTTTCTCGTACTGCATATGAGATAACTCTATCTCTGCTTTATTGCCAAATATAAACTTAGTACCACCTATAAGCTTTGGCTTAATGTTATCTGGGAGACTCCCAAATATAATTTTAGCTTTGTCGGCGAGATTCCCGGCCTTAGTCAACTGTGAAAATGTTCTCCTGAACATAATCCCTCTAAACAGAGGGTCATCAAGATACCTAAGCATTATAAGAGTTAGCAAAAACGTCTTGCCACCTCCCGCTGCGCCCCCGATGAGCATCATGTCAGCATCACATCTTAACATCATGGCCTGTTTTTCACTACATGGCCCATATATAGTTTTTGATATATTAATTACCCCCTATGTGTATTACATTAATCTATCGTCTACATTCTCTAAGTTCTTTATAACCGCACCCAGGTATTGTTTTATGGATGTTTTTATGACAATCTTTACAAAGAGTAATCACATTATCAAGATCATTGGCTATCATAGGGTTTTCAATACATGGTACTATATGGTGAACTTCTAATCCAACAGCACACCCACAAATTTGACACCTATCTTCATCTCTATCTATAGCCATACCTCTCAGTTCTTTTGACCTTGGGTTATCTTTGTATATCTTAGATCCCCTTGGATAATCTCTTACCTTATATATAGGACATGCTTTCTTGCATTCGTTAGAACAGTACAATCTGTTATCAGATCCATTATCACTATTTAAAGCTGCTACCCTTGACATAACTTTAGAATAAGATGGTCTGAAGTATTCTCCACAAAATGAACACTTAACTTCTAAATAACCATCTACTGATTCAATAGCTGACTCTTCAATAGTCAATTTATCTTTAAAAAGATGATAACTTGTAGGAGATATCTTTCTTTGATGCGAAAGATAAGTTTTACGCTCTTTATGGTATACCCTGCACTTTTCTAAACGATCTTCCCGATTGGCAAGATAATTCAAATGACTCTTACGTGTTATTTCTTCTTTATTTGATTGATATAAAGCCCTACTTGAAATCTGTAACATTTCGTAATTGTCTAATGTATATAAGGCACAACAATTACTGCACACATGATGTTTATCTCTAATACCTTTCTTAGAGTAGCAGAAATTATCCCATGGCAGGAAATTACCACATCTTGTGCAAGTTCTTCCATTGTCATTCATACGTACAGAATTATCATGCTCTACCCTACACTCTGTATATTCTATATTAGCTGCAACGTTATTAAGAAAATCTCTATCTATATAACGTATGTACTTATAAGAATTAGGGTTTTCAACAAAATGTTCTGCCACAAGATGTCCTAATGTCTTCCCAGTTCTTATACCACTATCCTGTATATAAGATATAGTTAATAATCCATTTCCACAATTTGGTCTACAAGAAGCAACACATGCTTTTCTCTTCTTATGTTTCAATCGTCCAAGATTACTGACTTGATATTTAGAAGCACCAATAACATCAACCCATACTTCATCTTCTAAAAGTACAAATGGTGGCTTTATAATATCTTTCTTTGGTATAGTAACTTTCTTTTTGCTATTTTTAGCTTTATTGCTTTTGCATGACTTACATATTGACATATGTTTATTTATACCAGCAGCACTGTTACCAAACATATCCCAATCTTTAAATTCTTTACAACAAGTACAGAATCTACCTTCAATATTAGACTTAACTTTCTTACTCAATTTTATTCCTCCACGCCTAAAGTAATCGCCTGTAATAATAAATGGGAAATCGGTAAGGCGTTACCAACTTATCAAAACCTATCCTCCGCAAATGATCAGTTTGCTTCCTAAAGATTTCTATCCCAATATTTATCTACTCATACATTCTGTATGCACGCACAATGTGTGCTTTAAAACTACCTCTCTGTCTCAATTGAATATTTACTTATTATATCATAGCAATGAGTAATTGTCAATGAGATAAACACAATATTGTAATTATTCTTCATAGCATGAAGATATTTGCTATGATTCTTTTTATTCTGTACTTTTATCTTATCTTGTTAAGCCTAACTCTCAGTCCCTGTCCTGTCATTCTTAGGAATGACGTTACTATCACTACTTTCCTCTTCATAAACCAAAGAGATCAAACCGTTTCCTCCCCCAAGCTGTTCTGCCACATCCCTTGCTCTACGTGCTTCATCAGCAACTTCCTCTTTAAGAGTCTTCTTAGCTGTAACTTTATTTACTGCTCTACCATCAGGAGCTACCTCTATCTTATCGTAGAACTCCTTAGTAATCTTATGAATCAATTCACAGATACCTTTTACTACTACTGGAGATGTAGCTGGATTTGTAAGAGTCTTCTCAAGAATAACAAGAGTCTTAGGCATGAGTTTATTAGCCCACTTCTGTGTACTCTTCTGATTCCTAATTGTCTTATTATCCTCTGTCCATTGCTTGTCTGTACCGAACTTCCTACCTACCTTCCTCTGGCTGGATCTCTCTATATTAATAGCAGCTTTCTCTTCATCAGAGAGTTCTTCAATTAATTTCTCTGTAACCTTCTTGATAGCTTTCTTGCCTTTTAAAGGTCTTTCAGATACACCATCTGATCTATCTATTGTTTCGCGAGATGCTTTGTTATCTTGATTCTTCATCTAATAGCTCCTTAAGTTTCTCTGCTGCAATCATCCTATCCTCGATAGATAGTGTCTTATCCTGCATAACAGAAGCATAAAATTCCTTAATAATATTTACTGTGTTGTCTACTATCTTTCCTTTATCTGCCATTGGTTTAGGCTCGGTACTGGTAAACTGTTACATCACCAGATCCTGTAAAGAGTAGTTTATTGAATGTACCATCATTATTGATAGGAACAACTGGTGATTCATTATCATAAGCTACAAACTGTGCTGGTGTGTTTGCTACTGCCTGTCTATAAACAGTAACCGATCCAGTTATCTGTGTTACAATAATAGTCTCTGTGTCAGCTACAATATTAACTGTTTGTGCTGTCCCACTAAGACCAGTTAAAGCTGTTACTGCTGTAACTTTATTATAATAAGGAGTTTCTGTTACTAAGGATAGATTAGTATTACTTGTGAAGTACTTAGTAGTATATTCCACTCCTGGGGGTATCTCCCCCATATTCTCATCTTTTACTGTGAGTCTCTGTGGAACACTTGTGTTGTTTTTATATACTGGCAATTATATATATATCTCCTGTGTTGTATGTCTACTACTTCTCGATAATAATATTAAGATCATCCTCAAGTTTCTTATCTGTGTTTATATAAGCTCTAAAATTAACCTTATAAGTTACAAAAGGAACACCACCATAAATAGTTACTTGAAGTTTTGTACCATCAACAACTGTTAAAGATCCTGCAACTACCATAGGATTCTCAACAGTTACAGCATCAACTTCTACTTCACTATTTGCTAATGATATAACCTCACCTGCAATCATATCACCAGAGAAATCAATTGCTACTGGAAAAGTCTCCCATGGCTGCTTTGTGATTGTGTGCATAGTAAGATTACTCCTTATGCGTACTCAACCGTAACTGTTCCGAGATCGTTAGCCATGTTTACTGCATTTGCTGTTACAATTCTTTTAAAGAATACCCTGCAAGCCGATCCAGCTGGAATGTTTGGCAGAGCCAATTTACTTGTTGATGTTCTTTCAGCAAAAGTAATTACTGGTGATGCAGGATCTGTAGTGTCTGTTGACAATAACTCCCCATTCCATCCTGCAACATGGGGGTTGTTTGTGGCATCATGCCCGATGTGCAATACTGTATAAGTACTTGCAGTATCTACTGACATATAAATCTGTACAGCTTCTGCTGTTGCATCCCCGGAGTTATAAACATCAATAGCTCGATATTCTTTAGGAATGCCGGAGATACGCTCTGCTGGTGAAACATCGTCATAAATATTGTTAAGCGCAGTTGATGACACCTCATTTGCGCTCATGATCCCACCCAGAGAAATACCAGGGGTTGATTGGGTTGCTGCATTCGTTAATCTTAAAACCAAAGTTGATGCCATAATAATTTATTCCTTATTTAAAAAAGATGAATGTTCTTGCCTGCTTATTAAAGATGAATGTTCTTGCTTGTTTTGTGAACTCATAAAGTGGAACTGGAATGACATCTGTGAGTATTGACCATGAAACATCTTGATCTGTTACGGTTATGATTTTCCATGAAAGATCTAAGCCAATGTCAGCCTTTAGGTTCCAGGATAAATTTTGATTGTCCCTGGTTGATATCTTCCAAGCTGAATCTCTGGATGCACTGTTTAAGATTCTCCAAGCCATTGAAGATTCTAAATCTGTTGCTATTCTCCAAGCGGTTTGAGAGTCAGAGCTGTTTATGATTCTCCAGGCTGATTCCTGGGCCTTGCTTGTCTTAATATTCCAGGCGGTAGATTGTTCCTGGCCTGTTAATATCCTCCATGATATTTCTTGGCTCATGCCCCCTGTTGCCAAGATTCTCCATGCGGTATTCTGGTTGATTGCTATCTTGAGATTCCATGAGCTATTGAGATTATTTTGGGTTGATATTCTCCATGATAATTCTTGAGCTTTGTCAGCTTTGATATTCCAAGCTAAATCTTGCTCATTGTCTGCTAATATCCTCCATGCTGTTTCTTGACTCATACCCCCTAATGTTAGAATTTTCCAGGCTGTGTCCTGACTCTTTTCTTTTTTGATATTCCAAGATGATTCTTGCTCTTTGCTGTTAAAGATTTTCCAGGCTGATTCTTTGGATTCTTCGGTTAAGGTATTCCATGATATTTCTTGGGCTCTGTCTGCAAGGAGCTTCCATGCTAAGTTTTGTGATATTGTTTGGCCTGTCGGCTCATCACTTGCAAAGCTGTAACTTCGCATCGGCACTGGCTGGAGGAGTTGGTATGGGTTGTCTGATAGTAGGGCTATTTGGGAATCTGGTAACGCATCGGTAAACAAAACGATTAATGGTATTTCACCGTCTACGTTGTTGCCGGAGAACCCAGATGCTACCGCTAATTTATTAAGATTTATGTCTGCGTTTGAGTTTATAGCTGCTGTATATGTGTCGGGTGTGCCTTTTACCCCAGAATTCCATATATTAATTTGATTTGCTGCTTCACCACCATCATATCTGCCTATTAAAACGGATTCTACTCCGGGGGATATTCCTACGTAGGCTACATTAAGGTTCCATGAATTTATAAAAAAACGAGCATTGCCACCATAAAATTCTAATCCCCATCCATTGTTTAGAGCAGAAATGGTCGTTTCTGAGACAACCATATCGTGGTCTGTAATTGTTTTAGGTCTTGCAATAGCCAAAACGGTTACTTTGGTTCTACCGCTGAATAACAAGGGCCTTCCAAAAAGGGTGTACCCAGTGCCATTATATGATGGAGAATTATCTTTAAAAGTAACCCCTCCAGTATTAACCCCGACCAATTTTTTGATGTAATCAGACCTCACTGCTGACCACCCAATATCGGCAAACCCTATAATACCAGGATCAATCCCAATACTCTCAGCATTCATAAACAGCGACCGCTGAACAGCAGCCACCGGACCCCAAGCTTGGGGCTTCTCTTTGTATTTCTGTCTTAGAAACGTGCCCAATTTATTGCAGTTCCATCAATTTGGGGGTTGCAAGCAATGTTGAGGTAAAGCCATAGCTAACCGCCATAACCTTTAGCTCTGTGTACTGGTATGATAGCTGGAACATCCCGGCATCATACAATGCTACGGTTGCAGCAAGAATTGAGTCTCCAACGGTATGCGAATATTTGAAGCGAGTATAATTTACTCCGTCCTCAGATCCCCTGAACCATATCTGAGCTGTTGCTGGGAGTGTAGCATGCGGAATAGTAACGTTTAGCTGCAAGTTGAGCCATTCTGCACCTTTAGAGTTTTCAGTCCCAAGGGTATTATTGATTACTGTTGCTGCACCTCCAGTATAATTGACCGTATCATATGGGTATATTCCAGCAGCTAAGGGGCCAGAAGCTTGGGCAGGTATAGTATCTCTTGATTTTTGCAGTATTTCATTTGCCATTATTTAAAATCTCCTTCTGTAATCAGCCTGCCAAATAGCTCTTCTGCTCTACTAATCTTCCGTTCTCCGAGTCTCTTTATCTCTGCAAAAACACTATCATCCATTGCCAATGCAGTATAAATACCTGTTAACATTTCCAGAAAGAACGGATCATTGATCCAAAAAGTATCATCCGAATTGTAGAGCATAGCCAAATCTTTCTCAGCGTCACTTGTGCCAGCAAGCATCACCCTGAGCCCCTTTCGCTGCTCTCCTGTAAGATACGTAAGCAGCTTCAACTTGGATATTGCAATCTTTCGTGACTCAAGTGGCATTGTAACCCAGGTGTCTGCAATTGATGTCCCGTCGGCATTAAGGGCGTTGATTATGATCTCTCTTGATGCACCCACAAACTCAGGATGTATTGCTATTTCTTCTTGTAATCCATTAAGCATTGTCATTTAATATTTGCTCCTTAAAAAACCGATGGATTGTTTGATAGGTCGAGGATTGTGGATCTTGCTGATCTTGGCATACCTGCTCCCTGGTCGGCTCCTATGTTAGGAAGACCATATATCTTCTTCCCCCAAGGATCTGCTTGGCCCTCCATGTTTACGTCAGCTATGTAAACTCCAATATCTATGCAGGGGGATGTTGAGGATATTTTGCCTGTGCCAATCAATAGAGGATTGGTATAAACAGAATTTGGCTCATATGTTGCGTGGTATGCGTCCCATGTTAATGCACTACTACCGCCATCCACCGAGCAAAAATCATCATCAGTGTGTTGATAATAATTACTATCAACTGTAATTGATGATAAGCCATCAGCGTTTAAATGTATCTCATATGGTAGATTGTCTTTAATAATATTCCATTTAACTTCCCAACCATCGGAAAGGGCTGGGGTATAATAAAAGCCACCTCTAACCCCCATATTGACAGATGTAATATCGCCATTGTTAAAAACGGTATTATAGAGAAAAACTCCAGAACTCGATTGAACAAATGCTGCGCCTGAATTTTTATTACTGTGAAAAACATTCATAGCAATAATGAGGTCAGTACATCCTGCGTGGGCGGTTATTCCATCACCGTACCCTACCTCGTCTGTTTGTCCTGCCCCTGAGCAGATACAGCCTATGACTGTATGCCCGATAGAGTTTTCATCAAACGAGATATTATCTACCCCAGAGTCTGTGACAGTCGTTTTTTGGATTGTGCATCCATTACCACCAATAAACCTGATCCCGGATAATCCAGAGGACGTTACAACACTATTTTTTATAGTCCAATTGTTAATGAGAGCTGCATAAATACCATCGGCAGTAGCACCAGTGATCCTACATGTGTCGAGAGTTGCGCTTGTCCATGTTCCACCATTTAAGAATAAACCTCTCTCGCCTGAGTCCTCCACATTGATGTTTTTTAAATCTGCACTTAAACCCGTGAAACCTGTGCCTGAAATCCAAATTCCATAAACGTTACCTGCCCCTGCTTGACCTACCCCCTTAGCGTACCAATCACGACCATAAATGCTTGCATTGTTGCTACACCCGATTCTGATCGCACAATACTGTGTATCCTGGATGTCAATATTCGAAAGGCTCATACTCCCAGACAAATTCACATACAGACCATATCCGGTACTTGATGGGATAGTTAATCCGTCAATCGTGCAGGAGTTAGAAGCCCCATCAATCCTGACTGCATAATTTACCCCGGATGTTCCGGTGCTGTTAATGTTTTTAATCGTCAAATCATTACATGAATTTGTATATAATCCAGTCGGGCCTGATATCGTGCAGTTTTCAAAAGTAATATTATTGCAGATATTGGCATAGGCCCCTTGCAAGGTTCCTGGGAGTACTATTAATCCGACAATATCTACATAATCAACATCATTGAGATACAAACTTCTGCTTGTTCCTGCGGAGATAATTGACCCTTGTGTGTCAAGTGAGTAATCACCCCTAAGCGTATGGATACTGCCAGCAGATCCGGTCCTTACTGTAACCTGTGTTGTTATGGCTCCAAGTAAAAAGACCGTGTCGCCTCCCAAAAAAGCAAAAACTCCAAGACCAGAATTGTATGATGCAATTGCAGCAGCGTTCTCCGGGGTAAGGCCTGAACCCGTTCCCTGTGCTGTTTGAGATACAAAATAATCTACCATCAATTCACCTTCCTTCTAAGACCAAGTTTACCCCACATAAAGTTTGATTCCTTATTTGTAGTTACTTAAACTATGATGCATACACCTTTAAATATCAGACTTGCATAAATCCCCAAGATACATGCTTTCATTATACAAACTACCCTGTGCCAATTGCTCCAGATAATCATCTATTGACATTTCATCATAAGAAGACCTTACCTTTATTGATTTAGTACTTCCTCTATACTCTGTAGCCGGAGGTAATTTAGTAATCATACCAAGGCAGTCATCACACATATTATCATTTGAATCATTATCTAACAAAGCATCACAGGCTACACACCTATTACTCCTCTCTTTACTACGTGAAGACCTTTCATTGCTATGCAATGATCTTTCATTGTTTCTTTTCATTTTTCATTTCCTTAAGAGACGCACCTTACTTCTATAGCTCCCTTTTGTTATATTGTTTATATTAGCCACAATTACATTAGCTTAACACCATCAAATTTTATGATATACCTCAAACACATACTACCATATCAGATAAACACAAACCATCGTAAAACACCGTTAAAAACGCTTAGGATATAGTCCATAGGATATGGCAAGAATCATCTGATACTACCATTCAACATAAACTCTAATGCTTCGGCCTCTTCTTTGGTATAACTGAGATTGTATTTATCTTTTATCTTTATCCAAGATGTAGCATACTGTTTCCAATAACCCTTAATAGCTGGTTTCCAGAACTCTGGTCCTTTATCTCCTTTTTCTTGATTAGCATTATCCTCCACACTTAAGAGATTATCCATGTCATTAGCGAATACTCTTCTTTGTTCCTTAGACCAAGTACTCCCTCCTGATCTGTATGCGTTACCTAAAGGCACTATGTGGTCTATATCTATATCACCTACCTTGTGGAATACCTTTCCTGTGTAAGGGCATATCCAGGTTCCTGATACTACAGTTATCCCACGGTTTCCATTGAAGACTACATCACCAACATTATCCCTAAGTAACACTTCCTCTCTGGTATTAAAACCATCATGATCTTCATCAACCCAATGGGGCCAGTTAGACCTATTATAGGTGTCTGAGTAACAAATATGTATCCAATCTGGATACCCACACATAGCTAAAATACATAGAACAAAGAATATAAACCACGCTATGTTATTCTTCATCTGCAATCACCACTTTGTTTGAATACACAATAATACAATCATTATAAACCATATCAACATACCACCGTCTCACATCATCAATAAATATGATGCACAAACACATATAGATTATTACAACAACACATAAAATCCTTTGATACATAGGCACTCTCTATTACAGGTTATTTCAAAAGTGTAACTCTTACATACTTGTAACTTCTAAATACTTATTAGTATATCATGGATTACTCAAAAGTCAAGATACTTAGTCATTACTGTAGGTAATATATTATTACATGACAATACTTTAATTACAATAGCAAGTTTCATATCTGAGTTTCACAAAATATACCTGTGAGTTTCACATGAAATAGAGTACCAAAATTACACCTAAGAGTTCCTGTGAAATTGCCTGTGAAAGTTCCTATGAAAATGAGATTTACACCATTATATATAAGTAAACCTATTAAAATTATAAAAACGTAATCACCTATAAGATCCCATGTATTCTTTCTTGGAAAGAAACACACACATAAAAACATCTTTACTACGGATCTGTTTGTATAACAAACAAAGTAGTAAGCTTTATAGGAGAAGCTTCTTTATAGAAAGATTAACATATTAGATTTAGTTCCCTGAACTGATAGAATAATGACGTTAAGAAAATAAAGTAATTTACTTTATTTTTAGGAATGCCCTATGAGAGCCACACACTAAGAGAACATGGGCCTGGCAGGCAGGCCAGTACTTTATAATTATAATAAAAAGAGAAAAAAATGCTTTTAGTATCTAAAGACTTTATCTTAAAACTTCAATACTTAATAGGTCTTTAAATCTTAGAGATGAGTTTTAGAAACTAAGGACTTTTTCTTTTTCTTTTTAATAATAATAGGTCTCTCACCTGCCTGTGCAGGTTCATGTACTCTTAGTGTGTGGCTCCTCTTAGGACGGTCCTAAAAACACAGCGCTTCGCTCTGTTTTCTTAACGTCCCTATTAGCTTGTGTGTATTATATTGATATGCTTTGCATATAGAATTATCTACACTAATTATCCTTAAGAAATAAGATTTAAGAGTATACTATTTATCCCCTTGGGATAGAATATTATATTTTTACCACACACTTACCTCTTTTATGGCAAATAGCCATAAGTGCCTACTATGATTACGTTAAAATTTGGAATTACCAGCTGTAATCTGGTAAAATTTATATTTGATGATTATGTTGTTATTGTGTTGACTTATTTATATCTATATGTTATTGTCATATATTTAAACTAACAAAGGTTGGAGGCTATATATTATATGATTCTAAAAGTTGTGGATGATAAGATGGGATCTGGTAAAACAACTATGGCAATAAAAATGATGAGGGAAGCTGATCCTCAGGTTAATTTCTGTTATATCACACCATTTCTAACAGAGATAAATAGAGTTATTACTGAAGTTGGTGAGATGGTTGATGGGGAGACACATAGAATCCTATATCAACCTGAAAACTATGGGAGGGGTAAGCTCGATTCCTTGAAGAGTCTTATATTTAAGAATTGTAATATAGCATCTACTCATGCGTTATTTAAAGATATTGATGATGAGGTTATGGAACTGCTCAGAATCAATAATTATGTGTTGATATTAGATGAAGTATTAGAAGTGTTGTGTCATTTAGACATAACAAAGAGTGATACTAATAATCTTATAGCCGGTGGTAATATTGTTATTGATGAGGATGGTAGTGTACATATAGGTCCAAATACAGACTATTCTGGAGCTTGGGATTACATCATAGAAATGGCAAAAGGTGGGAGATTATTCTATGATGATGATAAATTATTAGTTTGGTGTTTCCCTTATGATGTGTTTGAGCTATTCTCTGAAGTTTATATAATGACTTATCTGTTTAAGGCGTCTTTAATGTGCCCTTATTTTGAGTTGTACCATGTAGAGTATGATTACCTATCAATAGACTACAATACTCAAAAACTGATCCCATATAGAGATCCAGATATTAGTATGTATAAAAGTTTAGTGTCTATAGTAGAAAATCATAAGATCAATAATATAGGTAATGGAATAAACGATCTTTCTTTCTCTTGGTATAATAATATTAAAAAGAAGAAAGTAAGGTGTGAGCAGATGAAAAGGAACCTTTCTAATTATTTCAGGAATATAACAAAGACAAAATCAAAAGACTTTTTATGGACAACATTTAAAGAAAGTAGATCAAGGCTTTCTGATAATGGATATAAAGGAGCATCAACATTCTGCTCTCACAACATGAGAGCTACTAATGATTTTAGACATAAAACAGTTGTTGCATACACAATAAATAGATTTACCAACCCGTACCTAATAAGATTCTTTTCTAAACGTGGTATAACTATAAATGAGGACATTATAGCTCTATCTGAAATGCTTCAATGGATATTCAGATCAGCTATCAGAGAGAATAAAAAGATAACAGCTTATATACCA